GGCAAGCGCCGTCGAAGACAAGGTGTCAGAGGTGGGCGCTTTACTGCTACGCCAGATGTTATTGACTGGCGATTATCCATTCCAAATAATTGCTAATCATGTGATTAGTAGTATCAAAGAAACGGAGGAACACAATGTCCAAATACATAGTATGGGAAAAGCGTGAGTTCATGTTCTACCAAGAGGTAGAAGCACCAAGCAAGAAGCAAGCAATCGAACTCGCGCTAGAGCAAGGCGACTGGGAGCAAGACCAGAACTACTCGGAAATCGAATACGAAGTAGAAAAGCAAGACAACCAACCTGAGGTCGACGACCTCATTAGAAACGAGGAGGAACGCAATGCCTAATTGGGTAACGAACACGCTATCTATCATTGGCACACCAGAGGTGATAGCACAGATGAGGGCGCAGTTATCTGCGCCATACGAAGTCAGCCACTACGACTTCTTCAGGGAAGAAACAGAAATTGTAAAGGTTGAAAAACCTTTTAGTTTCTGGAACATCATCAAGCCGACAGATTTAGAGGCTTACAATGATGGGAAGGGTAAGTCACAAGAAGGAGCAGACCACTGGTATAACTGGAACATCCGCAACTGGGGAACTAAGTGGGAAGCCAGCGGAGTCCAAACCAGCGAGTCACCCGAATCCTTAGGATTCGGATTCGATACCGCATGGACTCCGCCAATCGAGGCAATCGACAAACTTGCCGAGCAATACCCAACCGCATACATCGAGCTCGCGTATACAGAGGAGCAAGGGTGGGGTGGGGCTATTGAATGGAAAGATGGTATGGGTCCAAACGAAACCGACTCATACGAATACAAATGCTGGGAATGTGGCGAGAAGTTCCAGTCACTACCAGAAGTAAAGTTCGCCGAAGAAACGGGCGAACATCTATGTAAGGATAAGGAGGCGCTATGAAACTCAAGGCAATCAACGGCGTTCCATACTGGAACGCCGTCCCGATAGGGCGTACAAGCCTGATAGGGCATATCACTACCACACGTGGCGAACTGGAGCGTGTATTCGGCAAGCCACGTGACTACACAGTGTTCGGCAATAAAGTCAACTTCGAGTGGGAGTTCCTCTTCGAGGATGATGACGAAATCAAGGTCGCAACAGTCTATGACTGGAAGAACTATGACCGAATCCTCAAAGAGGATGAGCAATACCATTGGCACATTGGCGGTGTTGATGAGTCAGTGTTCGACGCGCTGGTCGACGCATTCGTCCAACGTGGAGGCAAGTATCAGGGCGCATCATTAGGTGTGGTCTTAGCACATCAAAGATGTGCTGATAAATAAGCAACGGCAAACCTCAACGAAAGGAGCAGTCATGCCGAAACTCAAGCGGTCACATGACCGCAAGGTAACCAACCTGGCAACGCCAAATGGCTTGCGGTCAGCAATCGCAAACACATTCGGTCTGCCTAGTGGCAAGCAATACTCATGCCCCCATGCCACCAGCATCTGCGAGCCTATCTGCTACGCAGGAAGACTGGAGCGGGTATACACCTCACTTCGTGAAGTGTTACTTCACAACTGGAATGCCCTGCGTGATGCCGACAGGTATGACATGTGGGCAATGCTCGACACCATGATTCTGGATTTCGAATCAGAATGCGACACCAAAGGTGTCGAGAAACTATTCCGTATCCACTGGGACGGCGACTTCTTCAACGACCAATACGTATGGGCGTGGAAGGTAGTCATCGAGAACCATCCCGACATAAAGTTCTGGGTGTACACACGTAACCCAGACGCAGCTCGTGCGTTGCGAGATGTTCCCAACCTCTCGCTGTATTACAGCGCAGACAATGAGAACTGGGAGTTCGCACCAGAAGGTGTGAAGATTGCTTATCTCTCAGACACATTCGCCCAAGGCAAGCGAACCATGCTTGGCATGACTGGCGAACCTGGAGCCTCATGCCCCGAACAACTCAAGCAGATTCCACTCATCTCCGAAAAGGGTGGAGCCTGTGCGGTATGCCGTCTATGTATAGATGGTAAGTCCGAAATTCGATTCAGTATCACCAAACGATAGGAGCAAACACATGGAAGCATCATTTATGATGGCGCAGGTAGAAACTGTGCTTACGAACTACACAAAACAGCATGGTCGCAGTGGTATGGATGACCTTGCTATCTGGCAATCGTTAGATACATACTATGACCGAGCAGATGAATGGGAAATCGAGTGGCTATCCACACGAGAAGAAGTCTTTGACCGCATGGTCAAGGATAACTTTTACGCAGACTATGGGTACGGCGATTCGTATTATGGCATTGACTATGAATCGGTAGATGAACAAGTACTTCAGTACTTGAAAGACAACCAACTAGTCAAGGACATCGACGAGAAAGGGAACCCAGATAATGCCTAAAATAGCAAACCATCATTACGAAGCAATATCATCAGGTAAATGTACAGTAGGCAAGCACACCAAATGTAGGGGTACTGCAACCATCGGTATCCATGCACTCAAAAGACCATGTACTTGCAGATGCCATAAACCAGATAGTCCAATTGAATTAGAACAGGGCGAGGAGTAATCGTTCGGGCATGTACGTATTCTTTTAGCACATCTTTAGATGTGCTTTGAATATAACCACCGAAACACCAACCGAAAGGAGCAACACAATGGAAGCAATGGAAACAGGAACGGAGTCACCTGCACTATTGGCTGACGGAATCAAGGAGCAAATCGCAACACTCGAAGCAGAAATCAACACGCTTCGTGACAGGCTTTCTGAGAAGTCAAGCCAGATTCGCAGGTTGTACTCAGACATCAACGATGAGATTCACTCCAACGAGTTTGATGAGAACTCAACGCTCACCTATGGTGCATTAAGCGAGCACCTAGAGAATGCCTTCGGCGACAAACTCTTATTCCTCAAAGAGTACGAAGCATTCATCGAGGTCAAGGTCAACGTGGTCGCTAAGTTATGGGCTACGGACTACGCCACTGCACGTGAGACAGCCGAGTCAATCGAACTTAACGTAGGCGAGGACGACATCGATTGGAATGGTGATGGTCAAGATGAAATCACCGAAGTGTACGTAGACGACACTCGCATCCGCAGTGTCGAAGAGCAATAGAAAGGAAGCACATGGCTGAATACTCGGAAGAGCAACTACGCAGGAAGAGCCACCTAGAAAACGGTGGCACTATTGCAAACTATGACCGCTCAATTAAGAGCACACCGAGACGGGGTGACCGCGTCTTCAACGGCGCGGTCATACTCGATATCAAGAGGACTAGCGGTGATGGCTGGATAGTCCTCTGCTTTTGGGCGGATGAGTCTCCCCTTCATCCGTTCGTAACATGGTGGGCGTACTGGTCTGAGACAGGCGAGCTACGTACCAGCATGGGTCATTACTATGACCAACTCTCCCAGGCGATTGTTGACTTCGACAATCGTTCGTGAGATAATATCTCCTGTACAACCGACGAAAGGAAACAAATGACAACAACACGCAGAATGTCAGCAAGTATTGCTGGCTCAGAAGTAACCGCAACATCCGCACAAGACGCAGCGCAACAGGCTGGTCTTGACTGGCAAGTATCACTCGCAGAACTAGAGGCTGTCTCCGTCAGCGATGATGGGGTTTCACGACTCCCTGTTCCAGACCGATTCGCCACCGTTCGTACCGACAAAGATGGTACGCAATCAGCACTCGGCGTTATTGGTACACGTTACAAGGTGTTCCAGAATGGAGAGATGTTCTCCGCACTGGACTCACTGGTCGATTCAGGTGAGGCAAGGTATGCCAACGCAGGTGAACTACGTGGTGGCGCTCAAATCTGGATGCTCTTGGAACTACCAAGAGAGGTCAAGATTCAGGGCGACCCACATATGGCGTACCTGCTAGCTCGCACCTCACATGATGGGTCATGCTCACTGGGTGTAACCCCAGTAGTCAATCGTATCTTCTGCTCTAACCAAATCAGTGGCATATTCCGCAAGGATTGCAAGTACTCCTTGTACCACACAACCAACGCTTGGCTCAATGTCGAGCAGATGCGGGGCATGCTCAAGATAATCTATACAGGTATCGAGACATATGAAACCATCGCCGACAAGTTACTCAACGAATCGGTAACCGATTCCCAAGTAGAGGGATTCTTCCGCAGAATGTGGGCGCTACCATCTACTGTCGAGCAGACTCCATACAACAAACTCACCACTGGTGAGCGACGTACATACAACAGGGTAATGGACTCACGTCAAACTGCGTTCAATATCTATGCCCACTCAGTTACACAGGATAACATCCGTGGTACTAAGTTCGGTGCGTTCCAAGCAATCGTCGAGTACCTTGACTGGAACTCACACAAGTCAGAGGCTACTCGTGCAGAGCGAGTCATCTCAGGTAAATACGATAAACTCAAGAGCAAAGCTCTTGATGTAGTTCAATTAATAGGGAGGTAGTATGACTAACCCACTAGAGAAATACCTAGTCAAAATTAAGTATATACCTGTGCCACTCACGCCACGAGTGGGGCAGTACATACTCAAAGCACTCGACTACCTGCACATCTACTCGGTCAAGCACGATGAACCTGCTCTTGTAGAGCAACCATTGCACAGCGAAGTTGAAGAGATGATTGTCGATGTGATTATGTACGCTCCAGCAGAGGAGGCTGATGATGGGAAAACTACGTAATAAAGAAACACTAATAACCAACCCAGCCACGATAGTGGTGAGCCGACCATTAGAGGGCTGGACTTGGTATTGTGGTTACCATAATATGGCTGGCTCAGGCGGGACCAAGCATGAGGTGCAGTGGATGGCAGGAGCACACATGCACTACCGTGAGGTAGATGGTGACGTGTGTGAAATTTACATTCGTAAACATCGAACGAAAGAGGAGGCTTAACATGGTGATTCTGGATAGTGTCATTCTTATCTGCCCTTTTTGTAGGGCAGAGATAGAGCGACCCACAGAGAGGGAAGCAGAAGAGGCGCTGGCTCAGCACAAGCAATACGTTAAGTGCGAGTCAGGGTACTAATGCCACGTCTGCGACCAACTGAAATCAAGTTAGTATCTAACCTGCTTGACCCCGATAATACTAACTCCGAAAGTGCTACGGAACTTGCGGAAGAAATCATCGAGGCTCTTGATGAGTCAAGAGGAAAGCGTGATTCTTACGTGCTCGTAGCACAATTAGCGTCATGGGCTCCAGTCCAAGCGTTCGGTGGGTTTGGTACTAGATTACAAGCAGAGAAATTCGTATCTAAGCTTGCCTCCCCTAGTGGGGGAGGCAAGGCTACGGTCTGCCGTTTGGAACTACCTGAAAATTTTTTACAACGAATAGGAGGTAAGTAATGTTATTAGAACTAATGATGCTCGTGCTTGGGGTTGCTGTTGGTTATTACCGAGGCAAGGAAGATGGCAAGAGTGAGATGTACAGATTGTGTACAGGTGCTGACGAGGCACGTCGATTGTTCTATTCAGAAATATCTAAAAAAACTAAGTAGCACCACTAGGGGTGGGGGCTTGCGCCTCCGCCCCTTTTTTTCTACGCGCATGCATCTCTGAGTTTACCTTAGTAATCCAATACAATTTATAGAACTCTTCGTCAAATGAAAATCTTTTCATGTGTTTTACTGTTGCATCAGTATGTACATGTAGTGGAATCCCTGCCTCCTTCATCTTCATGAAGAAATGAATATCCTCACCAATGAAAGTATCATTCTTATCCTCGTTCACCTCATCCATTGACTCCAGAAATAATGAACCATTACCATGGAACTCACGCATCTTGTCAGCTACCGACCTGTGCATCAGAAGGAATCCGAATCCAGTGTAATCAACTTTGAGTAAAGCATTCGGTGGCAGTGGATGCACATAACTCATCAAGTATTTATCTTCCCCTTCATGTGCCATGAAGATTGCAGGATATGGTTCCATGATTGAACTCTCCATCTGTTTAGAGATGAAGTAAGTTCCGCTAATAACAGGTCGCTCCTGTGGATGTCTGGCAGACCAGACTTTATCCAAAGCACTGTTAGTTAAAACTATGTCACTATCTACCCAGAGCAACCAATCAAATTTGGTTTTCTTGTGCCAGACATCGAAGGCGGTTTGACGCTGTCTACCTATTTGATTACCTTGTACACGCTGAGCACTAGCAATGGGTAACCCCGATGTTAACATCGTATAGACAACACCCTCCATGAACTTACCATCGACTGTTCCATTATCGCACCAACAGACCATCATCTGGTCGTTAGGTGTGCTATTAACAGCCTTCGCTTTCTCAGCTTTTTTCTGTGGATTGCCTGACTTACCCATCATATGCCTCAGTATGGTGTTACCCCTCCGAGATATTCTGCTATATCTCTTAGTCCTTTATTGATTATCTGCTCCACCCTTTGTGGAGAGATATCCCACTGTTTAGCAATCTCCGTAAGAGATTGCTCTTGACCGTATTTAGATTTCAGTATGATGTATGTACGTAAATCCAACTTGGACATAACCTTATCTACATCCGATAACATAGCCAGCAAGTTGTTTCCTTCATTCGGTTGTTTCTTTGCCCTGACTCCATGCACATCTGGGTCCATCACTTGGTTTGCCAGCTCTGCATTACTGGAACTAAGAACTTTAATCAGAGTCTCAATTATAGCCAGACGATAGAAGTATTCATCACCTATCTCGTACCCAAGAGCCCTTGCTTTTTCTTTACGAGCGTATCGTTCGCCAGCCCTGCGGATGAATGTAGTGAATGCTCTATAACCCATCTTTTGCTCTATCGCATCGTCGCGCATTAGGTACTCGGCTACTTTATCTTTACGTTTCCATGCGTACTCATTCATTGCTTGTTTCAAATCGTCAAGCTCAACAAACTTATGGTACTTTTTTGATATTTTCCAAGCTACAATTGCGGTTATTTCAACAACCTGTTGCCAGACAGCGTCAGTCTTATATAGCTCAGCCATGAGACTTCACCAAATATTCTGTTGCTCTCAATAACAATATAATGTCATCGCTAAATAAACCTAGAGCGCGATTATGATTAGAGCATAACAAGCCACGCACCTTGCCAGTCTTGTGGTCGTGGTCTATGTCAAGAGCTCTCCCAGATGATGGCTCCTTGCATATAGCACAGACACCATCTTGTTCAAAGAGCATGCGTTCGTAGTCCTCAACGTCAATACCATAAAGACGTATTCTTGAGATGCGGTTTTCCGCGTATGTTTTATTTCTGTTTCTCGGCATACTTAGCCCACACTCCACGCTCTACCATTAATGCAATGATTGCGTAGTTCGCCAAGTCAACAAATGAATCTTCAAGTGATTCATTTTGTGGAGCTATAGTCTTTGTACCATAAATAAGATTCTTTAATCTCTCCAACTTGTCGGACATACGCACCATCAGCCCATTGGTTGCGCCACCTGGCGCATGCCAGATGTTGTATGGACCATAGTCGATTTGTTTTTTTACTAAAATTTTTAACAGCTCGTCGAAAATTTTTTGTGCGTCTTCTTCAAACTGCAAGATGGTTGTAGTTGCCGACACGGAGCCCCTATTCATCTAATGCATTAATCAGGTTGGTTAACGCTTGAGCTCCTTGGTCGATAATTATACTATTGATATCGCTGTTGGAAGGTAACGACACGCGGACAGCTTGAGGGATTGCGTCTTGTAGTCGTCGAGCTAAATCCTGCCCAGGATTAGAACCATCCTCTTTAACATCATTATCAGTCGCTATAACAACGCGACCAATCCCATCAAAACAACGACTAAAGTGAGGCTTCCAAGCATTAACGCCAGCCACAGCGACAGCAGGATGCCCAACAAGAGTAGCACTAATCGCATCTATCTCTCCTTCGACAATCAACACTTCATGTATTGCGTGGATAACTGCACTCACATTGTACAGGTGGTGCTTCTGACCAGTAGGAATCATGTACTTTGGTTCACTGTCGTCAATGCGACGGAACTTAAATCCAACCACCCCAGCCTCGGTTATGTAGGGGATAGACAAATGGTTCTTTAGTCTTTCCTCATGACCAGGGGCTACGTTAGTTACATAACCAAGCATGAATCGCTCAGCTCCAGCAAGGATGCCACGCTTCTCAAGGTATGCCTCAGCTGGTGAACCAGCAAGGTTAGCGTGATAGGTATTAGCAGCCTTGGTCCATAGGTCTATAAGGTTTTGATTGGGCTTCACTTCTTCTCCTGTCTGTGTACCACAAAAGGAGGAGCAGTGTACACATCATTCCTTGCTGCAACCTGTAGTGCCTTCTTCCAGTTAGCACCAGCTGCGACAGCACCTATGGCATAGGAAGACCCTGAACCCAAGCCATAGATACCATCATCGCGAAGGAAAACTGAGTACGTATCATCTACTTCATAAATGGTTCCGTTCAAAGCCATTAAAAATAAAAACTCATGGTCTTCTGCCTTTTCATCATGAACAAAACCACTGTCGCGCAAGCATTCCCGCATACTGGGTATGACAGTCGTAATTATGAAATGATAAATGTCTTTAATATTTGTTGGGATGGTTGGTGGTTTCCATATATGTTGGACGATATCGCATGGCTGGGTAGTACCAGCACCAGCAATAAGGAACTTGCCTCGCTTTGTAATCTTAGTCGTAATCGGATGAGCATATGGTCTACCCTTTTCAGTTGTCGTTCTGCTGTCGGCTGCGATTACGCAGCCGTCAGTTTCTTGGATACCAATAATTGTAGTCACAGTGTTGCTCTCAATCTTGGTGGAGTCCAACGACTCTTGGACTTGCGTCTTCTTATCGGAACTTGGCTTTTCGATTCTTTACCAATGTTCTTCTCTGCCCATTTGCGAGCTTCTGGGTATGCCAAGTTTTCACGAGCCATGACAATATGTATACCAGCGCCACGTCCATTACACGCATAACATACCCAGACACCCTTTTCCGAATTAACCGAAGCAGACCTATGTGAGTCATCATGTACAGGACAGTGAATGGATTTGTCCCCACCTAGCGGTAGGTTTAATCCGTAATGACTAAAGACTGCTTCAAGAAATTCGGGCTGATTCACCTAATACCAATTCCTTTCCTGGTGGAACCTGTACGCTTCGCACCAAGTTTCATAACGATTTAGCACATACTTATGTGCTTCTTCTGTCTGTTTAAGTAATGACCACTCTGGCTTTGCCCAGAGTAATTGCCATACTCCAGTCGCTCCACTCGATTTGTTGATGGAGTCTATATTGTATCGGCTCTCTTTGTACGCTATCTGTAGCGCACACTGAACCTCGCGTTTGCTGTCCGTGAACTGTGATATCGCTAACTCCACTCGGTCTTTCTTGTCCGTGATAATGGACAATTGTTTCTCGATTGTAAGTAGTGGCGATATTGCTTGGGCTGGTGTTACCAAAGGCCACAGCACTCCAAACAGTATCACTAGCATTAACCGCATAGTTACCTCTTTTCATTTTGTGATGCACTATCACTGCTTCACTGATGTCCATTGTAACCTGCCTGTTTCAGCAGATTCACCCAGAGCTCTGCGGTCATGACCGCGTATGACTCTGAGATATTAGATGTGCCACGCTTCTTGATGAGGACGACACCTGTCTCCGCATCTGCGTATATCATCTCATCCTCTAACTCCTGCAAGTAACCAGGAATATTAAACTTCTTTTCATTCTTGCATTCAATAACCACACCATTGATACCGTCAATGTCGCCGACATCATCGTGTCGACCCGCGCCGTAAGCTCGCTCCGCACATACGTAACCCATAGAGATAAGCCACTTGACTACATCACGTTCGTACTGTGAACCTTTGCGCTTGGATGGCGTACTCATTACACTTCAATTGATAGCCAGATTATTCCAAGGTCTAAGTTGATTGAGTAGCGGTCAATCGTGAACCCAAGAGCCAGCCTTCTGAGGTTGTATCCAATACAGATATAAACCTTGCCAACAAGCCTTAAGTGTTTACTTGCAAATAGTGTCATATAAAATCCTTTAATAATACTTCTTGTAACACAATCTTTCTCCTTCTCCTTAATTGTTTACGTTCTAGCGGAGTGGTTCCACCCCACATACCGTGAGATTCATGACGCACTGCCCACTCTAGGCACTGCTTACTGACCCCACATCCTGAGCATATCGTACGAGCCAACTTATAATCATTAATATCGCTAATATCTGGGAAAAAAAATTCTATGCCAATTTGCCTGCACAATCCATTAGATAGGTCTGGAAAGTTCATCTCAACTCCCTTGTTGCTATAAGTAAATCTTCAACTGTGATTAGGAAACCCTTGCTCCTATTCGGGGGAATCTCGCAAGTAATCTCGCGACCAAACTTTTTTACTGCGTAGTGAACGTGGTCTGTTGGAATCATCACCACACCTTTCTCAAGAACAAAAGCCCAGTACTCAGCTTTAGTAACTGACAGTCCCGAAGGCTCCCAAGATTGGGACGAAAGATACCAACATTCTACTTCTACGTAAACATTATTTGTAGACCACCACATACGGTCACGCTTGACTTCAACAGTCTTGCCTTGAGTAAGGAGTTGTTCTACTAATTTCTCACCTCCTTTGCCGTAATTAAAATCTAAATCAAAACTAGAATTTTTTATTTCCATTCGCTTAGAGTCCGAGCTCTATGTAAATCTGACGATGTGTTATATAAAATCATCTTGCTAGCTTCAGCTGCAAGCGTTACATACTCTTCTGCGTTTGGGTCTGCTTTACCGTGACGGTTCTTCACAACTGCAACGCGATAAACACTGGCTATGCTATCCAGCGCCACAGACAAAACCAATTCTGGTAGGGCTGCAACCTTGCCCATCAGGGCTTTGCGTGGCGCTGGGTAGTTTGGCTTACTCATTTTTTCATTCTCAGATACATGGTGAAGAACAATGAAAGCGGTTTCATATTCACGTGCCATGTAATGAAAGGCGGACATAGCGTCACGTAACGCAGTCCATTCATTGTCGCTAGTTGAGGCGACGTTCATTAAGTTGTCTACATATACAACTGTAGGGGCAGAGCCATGAAGTTCTATCCAAGCTTCTACCTCCTCCTCAATATCTTGAAGAGAAGGCGCTGGGTCAAAGCTAAATCGGATATGACCTGCCCCTTCAGATAGTGCGTCTTCGAGAAGAACGCTCGCTTCTGAATCCATAATCCGCTCAATATCAGTGACTGTTTTATTCATGATGATTGCGCCAGCACGTGTTGCAACCGTACGTGAATCAGAGTCTGCTGATATGTACAGACCAGGGACTTTTGAAACTACGGCGTACCATAATGCAAGTAGGGTCTTACCGCCTCCAGGTTGCCCTGCAATTAAATGCAGTTGAGCCTGTCGAAAGGAAACAGAACAGGCAGTAAGTTGTGGGAGTAACTCTGGTAATTGCCTACCAACTGGTGACTCCACACCCACTACTTGCAATAAGGAACGCATACTTAGGCTTGGCCTGCTTTAGGCCAGATTGTTTCAGCTTCGACAACGCCAGGTCTGAACGGTTTCGGTCCTTTGGCTGGGTCAAACCAACCAACATAGGGCCTGCCTACCTTAGATATACCCTTCTTCTTGGCGTATTTACCGCGACCATCTGGTAGTTGAGGTGCATCTGGATGTCCATATGTCCATTCATTGCCGTATTTATCTTTAACAACTTCGATTGAATCGGCTGTTGTTGTAACAGATGCTGGTTGCATGCCAGCATCTTGTATGGTTTGTATTGCTTTGTCTAAGGTGTTTTGTCCACTCCGACTAAGCAACTGCATCTGTAAGTCAGCCGCTGAAGCGATTGCTAACGATGCTGATTGTAGATTGGCAATGAACTCTTGGACAGAGTTACCTCGAATGGTAAAAAAGTCCTGCCCATTAAGCTTGCCAGTATAAGAAAACATAGATTCAGTCATCTAGTTTCCCTTTCTTTTCCCTTTATCGTAGGTATTTGTAAGGGGAAATCTTTTGAGCCCATGGCTGGGCATTTCTCTTGGAACGAACACATCTTACAATTTTCGCCAACCGATGGTGGAAACCAAGCTCTTGCCACACCTTCGTTCATGGCACTGAAAACATATTCAAAATAATTTATTGTCAAATGTGATAAGTCCATAAGGTCATCAAGTTTACCTTGACGTGTCATAAAGAATGCGCCCCACTTTGGTCGGATGTTATACATCCGCTCTACACCAGAAGCGTATAGCCCTGCTTGTATCATGCCAAATGGTGTCCTAGCACCAGTCTTATAGTCAACTATTACCAAGTCTTCCCCCACTTGGTAAACAGCATCTATGACAAATCGGACAGGTGTGCCTCCGAAATGCACACTTGCATCCCATTCGATGCCAGGACGACCATCGGGCATGGTAGCGATTTTCCAACCAGATTGCGTAAACCATTTCTGATAAGCCTCAATCTGTTTAAGTCCATCGCTTTGCCAGAACGCCAGGTCTTCCCCGTCTGGGCGGGCTATGGTTCTGCGACCACTAGTTTTCCACTCGGAGCTGGGAACCCCTGACTGTTCTTCGGCAATTCTAACGGCTTCATTAAATACGTCAAGCCACTTCTCAGCTAAAATCATCGGCATCTCCTGGCTTGAAATCTGGGTCATCTACGGGTGTAGGCGTGGTCATTGGTGAGCCACACATCGCGCAGAAGCTATCAGTAAACCACATAACCAACTGGTAATCTTCAAACACAGCTCTAATAATCTGGATATTAGAACCACAATTGATGCATTCATTGCTGGGTATACCCCTTTGGTCAATCAGGCTTTTGCTGTTTATAGAACTCACGATTTAACCATTCCAACATAGTATGGATGGCAGAGCCAGCAGCTAAATAAACTGCAGGCTTTTCTGGAATCATAATAACCTTGCTAAGATAGTATTTCTGTGGGCAAGATTGCCAAGTAGTTAACTGGCTGTACGACCTGTGTGGGGGGAGCTCGCTCATTACCATATAATATCCTTTCTAATTACATTACCAAGTAAGACACGCCGTTTCTTTTTTAACCAAGCCTGTGATAAGCTTGAGGGGTGGTGGGCGGGAAAGGCTCGCCTTCTGCGAGCCGATGAAAGAAATTAGTCAGCTTACTAAATACAAAAAGAAGGGGGACCGTTTGGTCCCCCTTTCTTTCTGGCTCCCTACCATTCAGGTGGAGCTACTGCGAGCGCATCCAGCGTGGCTAGGTTGATGCACCCGACTGCTGGGATGGAAAGCATATTCTGCAAACCCCTTAAGACTTCAGCCAGGGGAGCATCGAGCACATCATCTCCAGCGATATTGAGCGCCAGTCTTACTGCGTTAACCAACGGATGGCGCTCTCCTGGACTAACCAGGGTTATTAATTTATTCTGTTCCATTATTTAATTGGCACCTCAGTGTCAATCGTTTGTAACTGAACCGTTACGATTCCTCCGAATCCTGATGCGAATGTGGGAGGTGCAATCTGCTCAAACTGGATAGCACGGATTGTACAGACACGCTCTTCTCCCGAAGAAAAGTCTTGGAATAATACCGCTCCTCCATTTTGTTCAATACGCTCAAGATAGTTGACACGTTCCCAGGGGGAAGATACTCTTGTAACTCCGTTGGCATCCCTTTCCTCCTCGTAACAAAGCAATGGAATTGTTAATGTTCTTGACCGAAGCGGTGCTGGTAACGCACGGCACTGCCATTCTTCTACTGTCGGTCCAATAGAGGAAGTGGTTTCGCTTCTGGTTAGAGTTAACGAAACCTCAAAATGGTCTGCGGGTGATAGACCTGCAGACAATTGAAACTCCGTTAAACTAGCTAATGGTATTGAATCAATTTGCGTAGTGTTAAGTTGCTGGTCATATACAGAAAAACCAACAGTTCCACCTGACCCTTCAGTTCTTACCGCTAGGGATACTGGCTGTTTCCTCTCTGCAGTACCCCAACGAACCCATCCAGACTTTATCGTACCAGATGTCGCAAGCTCGGTTGCGTGTTCTATCCAAACACCAGATGCTCCAACCATAAACTTGCGACCTGTTGTACCTAGAAATGCGACACCTTCTATTGCGGATGAATCCGTTTCCAGGTCGCAAGCATAAGCGTAAACGTTGTCTACCGCTTGACCAAGGTCAATTCGCCATAAACCCTTTTTAGCATTAACATCTTTAGACCTTGTAGCAAAAATATATCTGCTAGTAAAGGCAATATCTTTGACTTCTCCAGAAACATTTAATGGACCATAAGAGAAAGTTGTCCCGTCAGAATTTTGTTCTCCAATACGGACCCCTTGGGTTGTAGCCATAACCACAAATTCATTTAGGTAGGTACGAACCTGGTTGAGTGTCTCACCTCTTGGAAGTTCAGCAATAACTATGGGGTCTTTTATTGCAGCTAATGGCGAAGTCTCATCAATTGAAAAAGATAATACACGACTTACAGCGCCGAGTGTGTAGCCAACAATAATTGCACTATTGAGTTCACCGATAGAATTATATACCAGGGTAGAATCTTTGAATGTGTAACGTTCCTCACTGTTTCCAATCGTAACTGGTGCAGAAGTTGGAAACCTTGATAACTCATAAACGACACAAGCGGTTGTATCTTCCTTAGCCCCTATTACAATACGGTCTTTTACGAAACCAATTGCTTGTATGGTGAACGTTGTTACACCAGTAGGCTTTGACCAAATTTTAGAAACAACCATTGAGGTGCTGACGGTATAGACACCATCACTACCTCCAACAATTGCGCTGCTCCCATCGCTGGTTAAGACATACGCCGTAATGGATGTACCTAACGAAGCAGAGCTAGCTGTATTACTTGAATTGTTATAATAAAAAACATTACCACCTTGAATATAAAAAGCACCGCCAGTAGTGGTAGCAGGTTTAGTGGTAATTGCAGTTGTTGAAAAGTTTGTTGTTGCTGGAAGTAGACTAATAGAACCAACGTTTGTAAATACATCTAGGTTATTAGATTCATAAAATCTAAATTGGTCGGATGTGTCAGCATCGTAGTAACGTTCACCAGCGCCATGATGCCAGGACGTAGTAGACCGAAGCCACCAGTTAGATAAAGAGTTTTCACCAGCAGATGCACCTTGGTCAATACGTTCCTTCTGGTAAGTTGTAGTGATACGACTTATCTTATTTTCGTCAGACGCTGCTGACAGCCATGGTGTATTACCAATAGCATAGCTCGCAGCAAAATCTTCACGAATATATTTAACAAGCGCAGTAGGAATTGATGCACTAAGAATAATGGGAAGGTCGCCAACAAGTTCCTTGTTGTTAGTTGCCACGGTTTACCTCTACTTCTTGGGACAGTGCTGGCAGCACTTAGATGTATCTTCCTTAATTATTTTTTTATTGGGCAGTACTGATATCGCAGCCCTTATTTGATTCCTTAACTTAGGTTGATTTATCCACCAGAACCAAGGACTAGTATCGTTGCCGTGACCATCGTCAATAGAAATGTGTAGATGTTTTGTATGCGGGTTGCTACCATTATAAGCGCGATTTCCAAGGCGAGCCTTGTCTTTCGACCAAATCTTATTGTTAAAAATAAGGTACTTAACGCGCTTATCTTCTTTAAGCTTTTCAAATATTTCACTACAGTCAACCCCGCTATCAGGGTCATGAGTCAAATCAACTGCATGTCCAGTATTGTGGTCGCTCGTAGGCGATGCAGCTCGATGAGCTGCAGATGGTAGAAGACCATCGCTTGCCTTCTTGCGCTTCGGTATTAACGCCGTCGCTTGACGGAGCACAGCAATCGCAGCAGGTACGGCTTTCTTGGCAACAACTATTTTCATTCATTGCCTTCCTTCCTTTATTTTTTAATTGCTTCCTTGACCAGCTCGGTAAGTAACTCTACCTTCTCTTCCAATAGGTCAACCTTATCTCGAAGAGATGTACCATTGTTAGACTTAAGCTCGTTAAGATAATGTTTGACTAGCCAACGAACAGAGCCAGCAAAGCTGGCGACTATTGTGGTAACCGCTACGGCTATACCAGCCCATTCGTTGGTACTCATTATTCTGTTCTACCGAACGCTGAATCGGATGTATCTAAAGCACGGAGCACGACGGGCAGCACTGCCACGACTCCTGCTGTGAAGATTGCTTTGAGCCCTTCGGTGTTAAGAGCGAAGATATCCCCGCCAGCAACAGCAAAGGCAGCAAGGCAAGCACCGATAAAATGGCGGATGTAGCTTTTAACAGCTGCAAAAGTTTTTTCATTCATTTATTTCTCCTTTAGAAATAGTTGTTGGGTTGCTGTCTACTTACAGCGCGGCAATCTCATCTGCCGTCAGACCAAGTGCTACAAGTTTGGCCTCAGCCGATGCCTTGGCTGCTGCCTTAGCCTGCGCTGCTGCCTCCTCTGCTGCCTTGATTTCTGCATAAGCGGCAGCCTGTTGGTCGCGCTCTGCAATCTCGGCAGGAGTGAGGGCTATATATTCTTGCTTGCCCGTCGAGCAATCAACTACGAGTTTATATTGAGTCATTTGATACCTCCCAATCTAGTTCTT